CAGCAACAGCAAATGTATTGGCAACACTACAAGCTGCATGGGGTACAACAGTCACTTGTGTATTCCTACAGGAAAAGGGAACAGCAGTATCTGCTACTAACCCTCTTTACACAGTCTCATTGCTAATCAATAACACTACAGACATCAATGGCGCTGTAGGCGATATGGCTACTCAGTCAATCACATTTACTGCTAACTCAACAGTTGCAGTAGCCACTACAGGCACATTCTAAAAAACTAACAAAGGGGCAAACTCATGGCAAAACTAAAGATAGTTCGTACAGATGGAAGCGTATTGGAAGGCGAGATCACTCCAGCAGTGGAGTACTCATTCGAGCAGTACGCTAAAAAGGGCTTCCATAAGGCGTTCCGCGATGAAGAAAAGCAGAGCGATGTCTATTGGTTAGCATGGGAAGTAACACGCAGGTCAGGTGAAACTGTTAAGCCTTTCGGGATTGAGTTTATCGAGACACTTAAGAGTGTTGAGGTATTAGACTCTGACCCTTTAGCTTAAAGCGCGATCTTCCGTTCACCTATCTAATCGCTAGGCTAAGCATTAGATTGGGAATCGCGCCACAGCAGTTGTTGGATCTAGATAAGACCATGCTCGATGCATTAGTGCAAGGGCTTAAGGATGAAGCGAAAGAGGTGAGCGATGCCAGCAAGCGTAAAGGGAGGCGTTGAACTCCGTAAAGCTCTCCGAACTTATGCTCCAGATCTTGCTAAGGAAACCCAAAAGGAAATCAAGATAGCCATTACACCGATTTCTAAATCGGCTAAAGGTTATGTTCCAGATCGCGGAGAAGTGTTAAGCGGATGGCTGCCTCGGCAGATGTCTGAAGGAACATTCCCTACCTTTAATCCGTCTGAGGTTAAATCTAAAATTGGTTTTAAGACAAGTCCATCAAAGCCTAACTCCAGAGGATTTAGATCGCTCGCTCAAGTATTCAACAAGAGCAGAGCTGGATCAATCTACGAGAGAATGGGCAAGGTTACCCCTGAGAGTCGATTCGTTCTGAATCAAGATGGCAAGTTCCGTGCGCCTCTTAAAGGTAAGGATCGCATGCAAGGTCGCTTGCTTTATCGTGCTTATGATGAGAACAATGGCAAGGCTAGACAAGGCGTTCTTAAAGCTATTGCAACAGCAGGCACTAAACTTAATCAAAGAGCAACAGTGAGAGGCTAATCATGGCTAATGTAATTATTGACATTGCTGCCGAGTTCACTGGCAAGAAAGGCTTTAAGCAAGCCGAGACAGCAACAGACAAGATGACCAAGAATGTCAAGAAATTGGCAGGGGCATTGGGTCTGGCTTTTGGTGGACAGCAGATTCTTGCTTATGGTAAGGCTGCAATTAAAGCAGCAGCAGAAGATGAGAAAGCGCAGAAGCAGTTAGCCCTAGCTCTTAAGAATGTTGGACTCGGTCGAGATGCCGCATCTTCTGAGGAGTACATCCAGAGATTACAAAGCGAGTTCGGCATCCTCGATGACAAGCTTCGTCCTGCATATCAGACACTAGCGGTAGCCACACAGAATACTAATGAAGCACAAAGATTACTTAATCTGTCATTAGACATTAGTGCTGCAACTGGCAAAGATTTAGCATCGGTTACAGGGGCGTTAAGTCGTGCATACCTGGGTAATAATGCTGCACTGTCTCGTTTAGGTGTAGGTATCTCAAAGGCAGACCTAAAGGCTGGCAAGTTCGAAGATATTATTGGACAACTTGAAACCACCTTCGCGGGTGCTGCAACACAGTCTGCTAATACCTTTCAAGGTTCAATCGACAAGTTAGCAGTTGCATCTGCTAATGCTTCTGAGATTATCGGTACAGGTTTAATCGATGCCCTAAAAGGATTAGGCGAACAAGACTCAGTCGATAACCTAGCAACTGCCATGCAGAACACAGCAATTTACATTGCCGATGTCATTCGTGGTGTTGGAGAGCTAACAGAAAAGTTAAAAGGATTGCCGGGGGTATCTGGCTTAAATGTTGGAATGATTCCGATTATTGGCTCTTATTTGGAAATCTTAAGAGGTATGGGTCAGGTTGCTGCTGGAAGCGGAATTAATGCTCAAGGCTTAGCAGATTTAGCCAGACTTCAAGCTGCTTATGTCGTAAAGACTTTAGGGGCTAAGAAGAAACTCACAGCAGAAGAACTAAAGGCACTCAAGGCTGCTCGCTTAAAGTTAGCAATCGATAAGGCTAACCTTGCCCTTCTCAAAGGTGAAGAAATCTTTGACATGGATAAGATCCAGATTGCAGCAGCTCTCACTTCTCAAGCAGAAGCATTAGGCAAGGCAACGACATCTGCCCAAAGATTGCAGGTTGCGAATGATGTTGCTCGCCTTAATGTTAAGCAGTCTATCCTTGCGCTAGAAGATGCTATTGCTGCTAAGGATGAAGCAGCCATTGTTGCTGCAACGGCTAAGCTCAATGCAGATCTCAAGGTGCTTGGCGCACTGGGTATGCAGAATGTAAAGCTTCAGGACATCAAGTCAATCCTTGAGAGCTTAAAACCTAAAGACCTTATAAACATTAGCAACCTTGAAGAAGCTTTAAGACTTCTGGCTGAGATTAACTTGTTGTCTAAGGCTAAGGTTCCAACAAGCGCATCTCTAGGCTCTGGAATCCCAGCAGGAGATTACATTGCGCCTATCTCCACAGCAGGTGGATCTATTGGGGCTATTCTGGAATATGCAGAAGCAGCCACAGCTCGCGCTAATGCTTTTGCAGACTTACTAGACATGGAGAACGCATCGGCTGCAAGTCAGATGGCTTCTACCATTGATCTAGAAAGCATTGCTCGCTCATCACTACTGCAAGGTCTATCAGGTGGAGCAGGTGTATCAGGTGCGGTTAGCGGTTCACGCTATGCAGCACAGGCTGCTAATGCTTATAACATTACAATTCAGGCTGGCATTGGTGATCCAGAGGCTATTGCTAGAGCTGTGGAAGATGTTGTCCGTCAGTCATATCAGCGAGGCACGAGTTCAACAGGACTTCTAGCAGTATGACATGGCTTCCAGAATGGCGCATCACTGTAGGCACTAATGTCTATACCAATGTCACAGGCGTTAATGTCACTACAGGTCGCATTGATATCGATAGGCAATGTCAAGCAGGTTATGCTCGCATGGACATCATCAACTCGACCAACGCCCTCTTTGACATCGATGTTACAGATTCCCTGACTCTAGAGCTTAAAGATAGTGGTGGCACTTATGTGCCTGTATTCGGTGGCACAGTCTCAGACTTCTCAACCTCAGTCAGAAGTCCAGAAGAATCAGGGTATGTAACTCTTGGAACAATACTTGCAGTCGGTGCTCTTGCTAAACTGCCTAAAGCCATCTACACAGATTCTGTGGCACATGATTTAGATGGAGAACAAATCCGCATTATCCTTTCAGAATTGCTAGTCAATGAATGGATCGAAGTATCACCTGCCCTTGAATGGATTGATTACGATCCGACTACTACATGGGCTAACGCTGAAAATGTCGGATTAGGTGAGATCGATACTGGTCTTTATCAGATGGACAACCTCAGTGCAGCAGATCGCAACACCCAGACCTTAGTCCAGCAGATAGCAGACAGCGCACTCGGAAATCTCTACGAGGACAAGCAGGGGCGAATCTCATATGCAGATGCGGATCATAGAAGTAACTACTTAGCAGCTAATGGCTCAACCCAGTTAGATGGCAACTATGCTTCCCCTGCCAGCGTTAAGTCAATCCTACAGATTGGCAAGATCCGTAACAGCGAAATCGTGCGCTATGGCAATGACTACGGCAGCACATACTCAGCCACAGATGATGCTTCTATCACTACCTATGGTCGCTACCAAAGAACATTCGATTCTAATATCCGCTTTCTGGCAGATGTCGAGGACATTATCGAGCGAGATCTAGCCCTACGCTCAACGCCTAGAACACAGCTAGATCAGATTACCTTTAGACTTGACAATCCGCTTATGCCTGATGCCCTTAGAAACGACCTTATCAACCTTTTCTTTGGCGAGCCAGTAGTTATCACCAACCTACCCTTCAACATGTTCGAGGGGTACTTCTCAGGCTTTGTAGAGGGCATCTCTATGAGAGCCACACCAACTTTTGTTGATGCGACTATCTATGTCTCACCTACAGACTTCTCACTTATAGCCCCGACATGGGCAACAGTACTTCCAACTAACACCATCTGGAGTGGCGTAAATGGTACACTACAGTGGTCTAAAGCGATCGGAG